TCTCAGAGAAGTTTTGGATATAATCTATGTCCTGTCTCATCGAGTGCCAATCATCGGAGTCCTTTACAAATACTTCTAGGTCGCCGTTAGGAAAGGTGTATCTAAAGGTTGACCCACTTAGACTACCCTGAGTCTCATACTCTAACCTTTCTTGAGAGGGTTGTCCCACATTAAAGATGTAGTCTCGACCATAGAATACATCTACATCAAGACTGTAAAAGATTCTGAAGAATTGTTGAATCGAATACTTAGTTCCCTTTGACCGATACAGTAGATTGGAGAACTGAAGTGCAGTCCGTTTATCTTTGAACTGTTCAAAGTAAGGTTTACCAAGGAGAAGTTCATTAGATAAGAAACCAAGAAACTCTTCACGGACTGAGACCACATCACGATTGGTTAGCAGTTCGTTTACAAGTTTGGCAGGGGATGACTCGTTATCAAGACTCTCGTAGTACTTGATTAAGAAGTTAGCGAGGTTAGGATACAGTTGGTCATAATGCCCAGGCATAACCTCATAGACATCATACTTATCTAGGTTAAGATCTAACCTATTTGTATCCGTAAATGTTTTTACGTTTGCCACAGTATTACCTGGTGTCTACTATAACCGATTGTGTAAATGACTCTTCCCCATCGTGTCGAAGAATGGTACTCAGTTTTGCATCGACTACAGATTGATTAGCAGGGACTGAAAACATCTTAATATAATTTCTTCCCCCGACTATTCTTTGAATAGTCAAGTTGTTTATATGCACTCTTCCCTTCTCTGCATCATAGTGTCCTATGCTATCATCAACAATAACACCATTAGTATCTACCAGTTCTAATACGTTAGTTGGTGAGACATCAAAGATGACTGGATTAACACCAGCAGGAGAGACTCGAACTCTTCCATCAAGTTTATTGCGGATATAACACGTCTTATTGTTTGATATGAAATATGAAGAATAGACAGTAGGTGTAGTCGAGTCTTTGGGAGACTGAAGTACAGCGGGATAGTCAATGATATAATTATCCTTCACTGAGAAGGTTGGAAATATTCTTCGGTTGAGTTTGATGTTTGCTCTAGAAGACAGAACTGCTGGGTCTATCTCATCAACTAGAGTTAACATATTAGACCGTCGATATACTTGATCGAACTTACCCGTATTATCTTCAAAGTAATTAGTTACAGCAGTATCAACTTCAGCATCAATGGTTGATTGAGACTTCGATGTTAGACTGGGGTTTAACTGATAGAACAGTTCAGTAGAGATGAAAGTCTCTGCAGGGTCAACAAAGTTTAGTCTAAAGGATACGATGGAGAAGTGATCTGCGAGTTCATTTATTGCTCTTCGAGTGTTTGCAATTGTTGTAGTAGAAATATTATCTTCCCACACAATAGAAGTGAAGACTGAACCATAGTCGGGCGGATCATTCTCTTCTCCACCCCAAGACTTAATGTCCTTGATGAACTGTGAGTACTTCTTTAGTATGAGTGAGGAGTAGTCAAGTCCAGTAACCATTCTGTTCTGCGTTGCATATTGGAACGGTGCGTTCTTACGAATAGACTCTGCAGTTTCTTTATCTCGTCCTCCAGTACTTCGAGTATTAACTACAAGAGAGGTTGATGCAATGTCATCGAAGGGAGTCTCAACCACGGAGAGTAAAGAGATTCCATTTGCATCTGCACCGTTAGTTCGTAGATAGTTTACATCTACTACGTTACCTGCTTCCGGTGCAATGCCGATTGTAGTACCGTTACCAAAAGTAAGTTCAAAGTTACCGTTAGGTGCTTCTCGGAGAACATACAGTCTTGAGAGTTCTGTAATTTCAACTGCATCTAATAAATTGGTATAGTGTATGTAACTGGTAGCAGTACCAGTATCAACGTAGGATTGATCTTCGTAGACCTTAATGATAACCGTATTGATATCCATACTCGGATCAGGTATAACATAGATAACATCCTTTGACCTATCAACAATAAATCTCTGTTCCTTCTCATCTCCTTCATAGACGATAATCTGTGCATCAGCATCTCCTCGCACAAAGAAATTATAGACTCCACTGCCGTTATCTACTGCTTCTAGAGTGTCTCGGTTAGTAAAGGTATAATCATTCTGATCCTTCTCTCCTCGAAGAATGAGTTCACCTGGTTGAATGACCCATACCTTTTCTCTATCAGGATCAGATGAAGTCATAGTTACATTGACTGACATCTGAGCAGAGTTGCGTGAGTCAGGAATGTAACCCAGAGACTCTGCAAGAGAGATAATAGAAGGTCTTAACTGAGCAGTCGTTAGGTAAGACTCGTTCAGTGCGAAGTTTGCGATGAGTGCATTGTAGTGAGTGTTATACGATAAGACATCTAATATATTTGCTAGTCCTGAACCTTCAAAGTCGTAATCATTGAACTCTTCTTGTTGTTGGAAAAAGACTTTGAGATTGTCCTTAATCTTTTCAAAGTCTAGATCAGTACTCTTAATAGTTGTTGCCATTTATCTGAGCCTATTCATGTTGATAGAAGCAGTAAGTAACTCTTCTGTTCCGTCTAGTCTAAATTCTATCTTAATAGTGATATCATTTACAACCCATTCCATTACACTTATGGTTCCCTTCCTTATCCTAAATCCATCGTCGTCAAAGAACCTAATCGATTCTACTATTGCCCTAGGTTCATATCTTTCAATGGCCCTCTTTATAATATCTCGAACAAAGGGTTCAGAGAAACTTTCTTTAGTCTCGAACAGCATTGCTCGGACGTTAGCACCAAACTGGGGATTGAATGGTTTCTCTTTATAGTTAGTTGTCACTATATTACGAATCGACTGAAGCACTGCTTCAGCATCTTTCTTCTTATAGATGTCTCCCTTTCGAGTTCCATCTTCTTGTAGAGTTCCTGGTTTAGGAGCAAAGGCAAGATCGACATCACTGTAGAGACGATTCATTCCAGTGAATCGATTCTTATCGTTGCCTAAGTCTGGTGTGGTTCTTCGTAAAGTCATGAATCTATTTATAGACCTTAATCAGTTATTTCTACGAGATCACCGCCGTTGTACATCTTACGGTTGAAGTAAGTACACACTTGCTGATTGAAACTTGCAGTGAAGTCTTTATCTATCTTAGGCATTACCACAATAATCTGTTGAGACATACTGTTATCCGGTCGAGTGATATCATAGTCTAGACTCAACTGGTCGAAGAAGTATGTGTCTCTTATGTATAATGTTAGGTCAAATGTAGCGCCGAAGTCTATCTTACCCCTAGAGTTATATAGGGTGTAGACCACTGCACGACCATTATGTTTCAGTTCATTTATATAGTATCCATCCAGTGATCTTTGACAGTCTCCACCGTCCTCGATACGGTAGGGCTCACGCCAGTATCTAAGGGGGTCAACTGGTTCCAGTGCAAATGGTTCCCGAATACCAGAGGCAGGATGATAGTATCCTTCCGTAACTTGTAATCTATAGTTCTTAAACTCTTGAGCAGAAGCGACTCCTTCCATCAACCATGCGTGTAAGTACCACTGTCTTGCAAGGTCTTGTCTATCCTTGATGATAGGAATAAAGTCAAGTGAAGTCTTAGACCCAGGCGCTCCGAGGAACTTACCGACAGTAGATGACTTGGATAACTTGGTGTTACTTGTTATAGGAGCATCATGTTTGTCTGGATTATAGTTCGGGTCAGCAACGATTGTTCTAATAGTTGCTTCTATGTTCCTTGGTTCAAACTTCTTGGATGCTCGTTCCACTGGGTTACCTAACAGACTATATCCGAAACGAGGACCGTGATAGGGAGACTCGTATCCAGCACGTTTCTCTGCATATGGTGCAGGAGGAGCGACATCATTATAGAGTACTGATAGTCTATTCTGTTGTAGAAGAGATAAGATTGCCTTCGGACCATTTGTCTGATCGTCCGGTGAAGTCTTAGGATCGTTTGCACCATCCATTGTTCTTAACTTAGAACGCACTTCCGCAGTATCAGGTGTCCAGGTAAAGTAATAACTGTACTCGTCGATTTTAGATATCTTATTGCGTATCTCGTTGTCCTCATCCACGTAAGGAATACGGACAGCATATGGAGAAGTCTTGTTCCAGACTTCAAACCATCTTCCCTTTGTAACATAGAACGGTGAGATCGGAAGACCGTCATGGAGTCGTTCTTGCTGATGTTCCCATACTGTTTTTGCTTCGGGAAGATAGTCCAACCACCATTCACAGAATGGGTCGACGTCTGATTTGATAGACCACTCAAACTGATAGTCGGGATGACTTAACCCTACCATCTCATCAGCACCATCCCACCAGATACCTGCCTTCCATTCGGGATAGATATCAACCCAAGGAGTTGGAGGAATAACTAAGTCTAACGAAGTGGCGACCGTAGCACCCATTGCATATCGCGACATACCTGCCTTGTTTGCTTCATCGGCATAAGCAGCGATAGTAGCATAGTTGCTAATATGAGCACTGTGTGCCTCTTCAGTATACTTGGAGTACTTGGCAGTCCATGCTTCAAGTGCACGACCGAGTAGATTGCCTTGGAAGGTGGTCTTGTTACCGTTATCATCATCAGGTCCAGTAAAGAGTGAACCTAAGAAGTGGAAGTCATCACCACCGATTTTACCCTG